TACACAAAATGTTGGATTAAGCATATTTGAGCAACTTGGCAAGGCGAGTACAGACGATGAAAGAAATGTGGCATATCCAGCGTTTACATTATGTAGTTTAAGCATTCTTGACAACCAGCAGAGAGAAGATTATCTTTCTAGGGTTACATCTATTAATGCAATGCCAGTTGTATTTCCAATTATGGCAAGTGCATCTTTGAACTCAAGAATTGCAAGTGAATTCAAATCATCATTGCAAAATAAAATGTGGGAATTTTTGATACATCAGATTGATGCTGAAAACTATTTATTAGATTCTCAACCAGAATATATGTCTAATGCAACCGATAACAATATTGGTGCGTTTTTTCTAAATCCATATGTTCAAACAACATTGTTGATTGATGAGTGTATGAATCTTGAAACCTCATTTGTAAATAACAACATTAAGTTGAGTAGACCAAATGGAAGAAAAGACAGATATACTTCAGTTTCTTATGCAAATTTCTTTGCTGAGATTTTAGATAGAGCATATATGCGTGAAACAAATTATGATAGTGAATTTGAAGAAATGCGCAATTTGTTAATAGTTGTTTAATGAAAGGAGGGCTTTACTATGGATAATGAAAATTTAATGAGCCCTATTCCTGATGAATCAGATAATAGCGAATTGACCCAAGAACAAGTATGGGACGTATTATCCTTCGCCCAGAACTACTTCAATGTTGGCTCCTTTATAAATATTGGAGCGAATAGAACTGATTTGCTTAGTAATGGCATCAATAGTATAGATGCCATGATTCAGGGTAGCGATTCCGAATCGGAAAAGCTAATTGAATATAGTCAAAAACTAGAACTTGAATCTCAAATATATAGGAAATTAATATCATATTTGGGTAATTTGTTGTCTTTTGATTTTACATATGTCTCTAACGCATATGATGGAAAGAATGATTATAATAGTTTAGCATATAAGAAAGATTTGAAAATAGTAGAAAATTTTTTCAATCGCTTTGATTACAAAAAAGAATTTATTAATGTAACAAGACATTTATTAAGAAATGAAGTTTTTTATTGTGTTCCTAGATTTGAGGGAAATAAAATTATTCTTCAAGAACTTCCAAGACAGTTTTGTCACATTACAGGCAAAGGCGAATATTGCTATAGGTTTGCATTTGATTTTTCATATTTTGATTCAAATCAAGATGCTCTCATTGGTTTTCCAGAGTATTTTACTAAGACATATAACGAGATTATCAATGATAGGGATTTAAAAACAAAATCTAGAAAAAAAATTGAAAGATTTATCGAACTTCCAACCGAGGTTGCTTTTGTATTTAAGTTTAACTTAGAAACTTTGAGTGGTGTTCCTGTATTTAGTGGATTGTTTAAAGACTTGATAAATCAAAATTTAATGCGCAACTTACAAAAGAATTCAGATATGGCTGCCGCACAAAGACTTGTCATTGGTCAACTTGGTAGAAACAAAGACACACAGGCAAAAACAGGTAATAACTTTGATACCGATGCTAAGTTGCTTGGTCAATTTATGGCATTTATGAAATCGGCTCTCTCGGATGCTATCAAATTAGCCGCATTGCCACTTGAAGAAGTTCAAGCCATAAGTTTTCCTGCCGAAAAAGACCTATATAAAGATTATTTAAAAACAACTTTATCTACGAGTGGCGTTAATTCAAACTTATTATTTGCAGATAGTGATAATCGTTCAAATAGTGTTGAAACACAATTGTCTTTAAATGTTGATGAACAATTGATGGCTAAATCAATATACCCACAGGCAGAATCTTTTCTAGAATTATTTGTAAATCAATTTACTAAGAAATATTTATTTACTTTTAAATTTGAAGGAAGTGATTTCTATACCAATAGAAGTCAAAGACTAGATGCCATTACGAAAGTAATGAACTATGGCATATTGTTACCACAAAAAATTGCCAGCGCGTTGAGTATGAGTCCGTTTGATTTTTATCATCAGATTGAAGAAGGGTATGCTAGTGGTATTGCCGAAAAATTCACCCAAATGATAAACGTTAGCAAAGTTGGCTCTGCCGATGCTGGTCGACCAGAAAAAGAAGATTCTGAGTTAAGCGATTCTGGAGTTTCTACACGGGATAGTGGTGGAAATATAGACCGTGGTGGGGAAGTATAAAATGAGTTTCGTAATAAATCCTGATAGTTTGGTTGGGTTTAAAAGTTATAAATGCAATAAAGAGATGGCAAATTTTCTTATTTATGATAAGCATATTCCCGTCTTTTCTTTGGACAAAGACGAAGATTCTAAAAAGCCATACATATTCGCAATCACAGATGAATTACTTGAGGCTTTGAATGAATATGGAGTGCGTGTTTAAAATACTTAAAGGTGGTTTGATATGAATAGTTTATCGCAGAAAACCAGTGGAATATACAAAATTTTTAATACTATTAATAGAAAGTTTTATATCGGCAGTGCTATGAATATCAGCAAAAGATGGGGGGAACATCTCCGTGCATTGCGGAAAAATAAACACCCGAACAAGCATCTTCAGAACGCTTGGAATTTTTACGGTGAAGATGCTTTTGTGTTTTCAGTGTTAGAAATTTGTTTTAAATCCATGCTTCTCATAAGAGAGCAATATTACATTGACAGTCTTCTACCTGAATATAATATTTTAAAGACCGCTGGAAGTTGTTTTGGGCTGAAACATTCGCCAGAAACACGTGCTAAAATATCGGACGCTGGAATGGGGCGTAAGAATGCGCTTGGTTACAAACACTCATCCGAGACTCGTCAGAAAATGTCGTTGGCTAAAAGAGGGTGCAAGCTTTCGCCTATGGCGTGTGCCAAACGATGTAATATTGTTGTTTCACAAGTGGCTCGTGCTAATATGTCAATTGCACATTGCAAGCCGGTGTCACAATACACGTTGAACCTAGAACTTATAAAAGAATACAATAGCATATCAGTCGCACGTGAAGCTACTGGTGCTAAGAAGATTGGTTCATGCTGTAGCGGTAAACTAAATTCTTCAGGTGGATTTATTTGGAGATATGTATGAAGGAAACCATTACAATTTTGGTAGAAAGGAGGACTATGAATGGGTGAAAAATTGAGTTTTGTGGCAACCGATGTTAGAATCGAGAGACAACACAACGACGAACAATTTGCCACACTGCATGTCAACGCATTTGCATCGGGACATAATTTGAATAAAACTTATATCAGTGATGAAACATTGCAAAAAACAGCATGGACTATTCTTGATAAACCGCTTTTGTGGGCTTATGATAAGAAAGTCAATGATGTTGGTAGCCATGAAAGAAGCGAAGTGCCTTGTGGATTCGTGCCTTCAAGTAATAACAACTTGACGTTTACTAGGCTAGAAGATGGCAGAACGATGTTGAGCGTCGTTGCTAAAGTGTGGAAATACTACTCTGGCTTCCTAATGGATTTCTTTAGGCGTGACGATAGCCAAAAACCAGTTTCTGTCGAATTAGAAGTTCTTGATTCAACACACCGTGAAGATGGTTCGTGGGAATTATCTGATTATGCATATACTGGAATTACCATTTTAGGTACAAAAGTTATGCCAGCAATTCCCGGGGCAAAAGCATTGGTAATGAATTTTTCTGATGCCACTAAGGAATATAATAAAGCATATGAAAAAGAACTTTCAAAACCAATTACTACGGTGAATGAAATAATGGAAGAAGGTGATAGTATTGTGGAAATAGAAGATAAAGAATTACATGAAGACTTAGAAGAAATTATCCAACAGCAAGAAGACTTAAATGAAGACTTGCCTGAAGATAGTGACGTTACAATTGACGATATTTTGGAAAAAGACGATGCAGTTGAAGAGTTTGAAATTCAAGAATCTAAACCAGAATCAGAATCTGAGAAAGTTTTTGACAAAGAAATTTCTGAGCAGTTAGAAGAAATAGAACAAACAGAAACTATGCAGCCAAAATTACCCTTTGCTGAAATAATTGAATATTTTGGCAAGGTTGAAGTATCGGAATTATTTAGTTCTGATAACCACATTGGTGCTATTGAGTTTCTTTATAATGAGTTGATAAGCGTTTCTAATGAGCTTGAAACTTATAAAAGTGAAAATCTTGTTCTAAAGGAATTCAAATCCGAAGTTGATAAAAATCAACTACAAAAAGAAATCAATGAAACTATGGAAACAGTAAAACATTCGTTATCTGAAAATGAAACTACTGTTTTACTTCAAGCTTCTCAAAATTATACTCTTGAGAACATTGATATTTGGAAAAATGAAGCTATGGCAACAGCCTATAAAGCATCATTGAATAATAAACCTCAAGCAAAATCTGATATGTCGGCTTCGCTTCCTGAAAAGAAAGAGAAGAAAAATGGCGTTAAGTTGCTTTGGTAATTTTAATAAATTTTTGGAGGAATAAAATATGGCACATGCAGTTATTGTAAAGTCTCAAACCCTTTCTTCAAATGCGGATTCCCACATGCGTAACGCTGTTGCGAGAGTCGATTTGGATAATGGTAATCTCATGAGATTGAATTCTCAAAAGGCCGAAGGGTCTAGTAATGAAGTTTGGGAAGCTACTGTTCCCGTAACTGGCGAACTTGGCTATCTTTGGATGGCTTGTTCCCCTTGGGCAAAAGCTAAAGGCGAGTCTATCGAAGGCGACCCTCGTGAACTATATAATGTGGCTGGAAAAGTTTTTGATGCGTTTCTCCCACATGAAGGTGATTTGTTTGTTGTTACCGCCGATGCGTTGGCTGGTACACAAGGCACTAACACATATGTTATCGCTGTAAACGAGAGTTGGGAACTGAATTGGGCTGCTGCCCCTGTTGCTGGTACTTTTGCTGCTAAATTGGTAAAAGCTACTACTATTGGCGACAGTATGTTTAATCTTCCTGCGTTCAAGTTTGAAGTAGTTCACAACCCTGCTATCGTTCCAGCGGTTGACTAATTCATAAAGGATAAGGAGATAAAAATATGAAACTTCAGAATCACATTGTTACTTTTGCAAAAAATGATGCAGATACCCTTAGTTTATTCGCCTCTTTTGGTGATTATTACAACGAGTATCTTTCAAAACGTGGTGTAAGCGACCTTCGCTTTAGCTCCGATATTACTTTCTCTGAAAAAGAGGAAAAAGTCAACGAGGCTATTGTTAAGGAAGTTGCTAAACGCGCTGGATTTGCAGTTGAAGACCTAAAAGAAAATTTGAGCTCACCCATGACTGGTTGGGCTACATATGCGGTTATTACTAATTTGGTAGATTCGATTATGCCAGAATCCCTCGAACGTTATATTGGTCTTTGGGCTGACATTCAGTTTGGTGGATATGGTGATGTGTTTGAATTCCGTAAAGACCTCGTTGGCTTCCTAAAGGTTACCAAAGCTGGTCGTGCACAGCGTCTTGCTGAGCGCCAGCGCGTAGTTAAGGGAGCATATCGCGTTGAAACAGAAAATCATATGCTTACTATGGAAACCGACCTCTATCGTTTGTTACTTGGTCTAGATTCGTTAGCCGAAATGGCTGCGTTGGTAGTGCGTTCTATGGCACAAGCAATTGCGAACGAAGCTCTTTCTGCTTTGTCGGTTGCTGTTTCTGCATTGCCGACTGGCACTAGCGGTTTAGTTGTAAGTGGCTATACTCAAAAGACTATGATGGAACTTATTAGTAAGGTTCGTGCTTGGTCTGGTGGTGGTGTTCCTTGGATTGTTGGTACTCCAGCCGCATTGTCAGATATAATTCCGACGGCTGCATATGCTTCGTTGCCAGTAGATTCTCGTTACTTTGCCCTTGGGCACGTAACTCAAGCTATGGGTTCGCCAGTGTTTGCGTTGCCCCAACTTGTTGGCGCCTCTGCTTATGACACTGCTCTGGCTGATGATGTTATTTACATTCTTCCGTCATCTGGCAAACCTATTAAGGTTGGCGTTGGTGGAGAAATGCGCCATTCAAGCGGTACTTTCGACTATGCAGATTTGTCCCAAACCGTTACCATGTGGAAGGAATTTGGCGTTGTCGCAGCTACTGGTATGGTATTTGGTGCTGTAGAACTTTAGCTAAATTTTAAGTATTTGGGGGCTGGTAATACCAGCCCCCAAAGAATAAAAGAGGAAATATAATAAAATGGCTACACAAACTCGAAGGAAGGTTCCTGCGAATAAAGCACAACAAATCAATGCTGAACAAATCGAACAGAAAGATGAAGTTGTAGTTATTCCTGCATCTGATTATCAAAAGCTATTGAATTCACTAGAACAATTTATTCAAAAAGAAATTACTAGCGGAAGCAAAAATGAAGATAAAAAAATTCAATTAGGCGAATCTATTGAAGTGATTTCATTATCCCCCGGAATAGTAAATGTTACTACATCAGGTGGAGAAAATAATGGGAGAGTTTATACTTTTCGTGGCTTTGGTGTATCAATGGAGATTCCTTATGGTGACCTCGTAAGCATCGTGCAAAAACAGTTCAAATTTTTTGAACGTGGATACTTGTATGTTAACGATGCGAGATTTACAAAAATAAACGGTCTTGAACAGATTACAAAAAATGTTCTTAACAAAGAACAAATCGAGCGCATTGTTCATGGAAACGCTCCAGAGGACTTGCATTTATTTGAGAATGCTACTACGGCTCAAAAAGAGCACATAGTTGGTATGCTTATTGATAACATCAACGAAGGTAAAGAAGTTGACATGAATCGAATTTATGGCATTTCAAAGTTTGTCGGGTATGATGTTAGTGAAAGAGCTAAACAATTCAAACAGATATTTGAGAAGCCAGAATAGTTTGCTTATAAACTTATCGCAAGGAGGTAGCATTTGACACACATTTCTGAAATAGTGGATATATTCATGATGCTTACGGTTGACTATAAGTTGAGAAAACTTTTTTCAATGAGTGAAGAAGTCTTGAATAATTATGTAGAGGCTTGGCTAATTCTTGCGATTGTTGACTTTAATTCCGTAAGGGCTGATAACTTAATATATGATAAAGATACACAAACATTTTCAACTACGTTGAATAGCGAGGATATAAAAATTCTTGCTCGTTTGATGGTTAGATATTGGTTAGAAAAAGAAGTCAATGACGTTTTAGCTTTTGAAAATACTTTGCAAGACCATGATTTTAAAACATATAGCCAAGCCCAAAATTTAGATTCCAAGCGGAATTTACTAAATCTTCAAATAGAAGAAACTGATAAAGTTCTTAGTTTATATACATACCGCAACAATAATTGGAGTTCTTGGTTGAATCAGTCGTTTGTGGGGTAGATATGACATATAAATACTTCATTAACGATATTGAACTTGGGAAAACAAATGGCGACCTTATTAAAGAAGTATTTCAAGAGGTTGTACATCGAAGGTTTTATAATGCGCCAGATATTTATACAGTAAAAGAACAAAATTTAATTGGCTCCGATGAATATACTGACATAGACGTTAGGATTAATCGTGGCATTGGTGTCTACACTGGAAGAAATCTTGGTGACGATTGGCGACTTTTGATTTTTAAAAATGTTGACCATCCTATTATAATGGGTAAAAAATATTTCTTTGATAATAACTATTGGCTTACTTTTAATACTGAAACGTATAATAATTTTGCCGTCTCATGTATGGTGAAACGTTGTAATAATGTTTTACGATGGATTGACGAGGATGGTGTAAGATACAATGAACCATGCATTTTTGATTTAGTGATTGCACGTGCAAGAGACCAGATGAGTTCTGATGATTTAGTAAATCTTCAAGGCTATATTAATGTTTATGCGCAACTCAATCAAAAAACACAGAAAATTAGAGAAAATCAAAGATTTCTTATTGGTAATCCAGAAAACAGGGTTGGATACAAGGTATTTGGTGGTGGTTTACGTAATTTTATTAATGGTGTTGCTTATGATGATTATTCTGCATCTATGCTAATGCTTACTATGGGTGGAAGCCACGTCAACGATAGCACTGACGATATTATTAACGGATATGCCAATGCTTTTAAACTTACTCACGAAATTAAGAGTCTTCCAACATATATATCTGGTAAACCAACTAGTACATATCAACTCTTTCCACAATTATATCGTGCAGACGAACCTATTGAAGGAAAAATATTTAATTATACTTCATCTAATATTGATGTAGCTACAGTGAATTCTAGTGGACTTGTATCAATGGTTGGTGAAGGTTTGGCTGAAATTACTGTTGCGTTTGCAGATAACACAGATGTTGAAGCAATTGTTAATGTTGAAGTGTCCAGTATATCTGATGTGCCAGCAATTGTTGTTACGCCTGAACCATCATATATAATTGAAGGAAGAACAGAAACATTTGATTGCCAATTATATCTTGGCGGTGTTTTGACACCAGCCAGTTTTGTTTTTGCAGTGTCTGAAAATAATACCGCCCCATTAAGCAGTTTTGTTCTAAGACAAATAGATGAACATACTTTTAGTGTAAAAAATGTAAAGAGAAGTCCTTATAACAATTTGAAAATCAATTGTATAACCGGTGCTAATACTTACGAAATAACAATTATTCTGAGAGGGGTGTTTTAATGTTTACCGACCACAGAAAAGAATCTTATAATGAATTTTCAGCATTGCCGGAATTATCTTACAATACAGTGGCTTATTTAATAGAACATGATGACATATC